AATTTAAAAAGTATATATAGGACGTGCATATTAATAAGCTAGAAGAGGAGGGGGGACTCCTAAATGGTATTTGGGTGTAGGGGGGTCATTCAATTTATTAACATGGTTAATATAAATTTGATAATGGTTCTCAACAAGTGATAGGGGGTGGGTATTGTCAAGTGAATTTAAAAAGTATATATAGGACGTGCATATTAATAAGCTAGAAGAGGAGGGGGGACTCCTAAATGGTATTTGGGTGTAGGGGGGTCATTCAATTTATTAACAGGGTTAATATAAATTTTAAAATGCTTTGATATTTTCCCTATTTTGGTAATATGTATCTAAGGGTTGCGACTTAATTTTGTGACCCGATACTTTATTAACTATGTATCATAAATTTGAAAGTGAGTGAATATCATGATTAACGAAACTAGAACTCAGTATAATGTAGTAGTGACTAATACCCGCAATGCAATTAAAGCGGATAAAACAAGTAGCAACAAATGGGTAGATTGTGCAGAGTCAATAGCAGAGTATTTTCAAACTGAAACAAAGCTAGATGAGTGCAAAGCCCAATTTTGTGCAGATACAATCATTCCTGAGATTGATAAAAAGCATGGAATTGCCTTAGCAGTAGAATTGCCTAGAATGAATAGCAAAGCGTATAAAGAAGTTTGTAGTAGAGATGCAAGCTACGCTGAAAAGTGGGAGGTAGCAAACCAAGCTAAAAAAGATGCTCGGAGCACTATTGAAACCTACTATAAGCGTATTGTGAAATATGCTTTCCCTAAGGCTAAAGTTGAAAGCCCTAAGAAGTCATTTGCCGATAGAATTAAAAAGCTATTGGAAGATGGTGGCAAACTAAAAGAGGCTGACTTCGATTTAGTCAAAGTAATGGGATTCTTAACTCAGGCTTACCAAGAAACCCAAAAGTAATTTGTAATTTGTTTCAGATAGCCCACTTCGGTGGGCTTTTTCTTTGCCTTCTTTTTTAGCCCATCATCTATGATGATAGTAACGCAAGCGTAAGCTGAAGCTGATGGCAATTTATTAACAGTTGTTCATAAGTCCTTGATTTTATTGATTGTTCCTAATGTTCCGCAATGTTCCATGCAATTAGAACAGGGTTTTTTCTAGCAAAATCAATGAGTTAGAGCATTAAACCCGATTGTGTTCCATTGTTCCATATATATATATACTAAAGAAATTGGTTTGAACATTACAATGTAAGGTGGTTAGTGTGAGTTTTGCCGAGCCGACCCTTTTTAAGGTGAGTATTCGCTGGAACATTGGAACACAATCGCATCGAAGCTCGTAAGTATCTGATTTAAAACAGTAATGTCGTGTTCAATTCGCTTGGAACATTGAGGAACAAGTGATACACTACTTGGAACAACTATACAAAGTAAGGTGATATTATGCAGATATGTCGTGTATGTGGAGAGCCGATAGCAGACGGCAGGACAGACCTAGGTTATCGCACTTGTTTAGTGCATGGTGATTTAGATGCCAAAGCTCGGAAATTCTGTGTCGTGCCAATGCACAAGTCAAACTATGTAGCGATATTTGATATGGATTTATTAACAGGTGTTAATCAGAAAGGTGGGGTAGTGAAATGAACTATGACGCAAACCAAGAGCAAGTCGAATTAGATGCAATGAAGCAAGCACTCTACAAAGCCAATGAGAAAGCACGAAATGATGCAGAATATCTCATAAAGCACCACAAGCTAGACCAAGTAAGTGATTTGGTTCTTGAGGCTTTGATTGATGACTTGATGATTGAAAGAGATGCCCGAACATGGGGATATGAAGCGGAAACCAACTTTTATAAGGGGTTAGGAATATGAGCCATATGTCAGAGTTAGATATTGAATTGCATGATGCAATGGATAAAGCGGTAGAAAGATTTAAGGAACTCTCATCAAGTGAGGATGCCAGCTTTTATGAAGCAAGTGATGGGAATACTTATTGTTTTGAACTCAAGCGAGATGCAGTTGGGATTCATGCTGAGTGTTGGGAGTGTGATGTAAAAGAGCATACGATTCATTGATTTATTAACAGTTGTTAACTTTATGGAGAGCATTATGAAAAGCCAAGATATATTCCTAGTTGTGGGTATTGTAGTCGGTGCGATTATGTGGGGTTCGGTAACTACTTTAATCGAGAATAATGGATTACTAGCGATTATCGGACTAGCATTTAGTTGTATTACTATGGGTGTTGCGTTAGGTATGCATATTGAGGGGAGAGATGATAATGAAGCTAAGTGATAAGTTATGGGATATTGCCCTTGTTATTCTTTTAATAGTATTTATGGCTAACTTAATATATGGGGGAATTGTTCATGTTATTAGATAATCGGACAGGCAGAGAGTTACATAGCGGTGATTGGATAGCCCGAAAAGATTACAAGGGCTTTGTTCGCAGATACGAATTGTTAAATGTGAATGAAGATAACAGTCGTGTTCAAGTCAGAGAATTAGATGGTGAAGATAGGTGGTTGTATCACTCATTCCCACTAACGAGGTTGCATTTGAAGTGGGTAATGGTATGAAACTATTTGGGGTTTTCTTGGGTGGTTTGTGCCTGATAACAGGGTTGTATGGGTTGTACTTGGCTGGAGTTAATATGTTGTTAGCCCTAGCGATTGTGTTTGGGGTGTGGTTAATCGGGTATTCAATGGAGAGCTAGATGGATTATTACAAAGGGCAAAGAATAGACGAGTTGCTAGAAATCATAGCGGAGATGGAGAAAAGGTTAAAGCTATTGACTGTTGATATAGACCCCTTTTCCCTAGCAAGATATGAAGAAGTAGCACAAGGATATACAAGCCTTGCCCTAGCAAAAACAAAACTATCATCATTGAAAGGAGATGTAAATGAACGATAGGCATGAAGAAATACGGAAACTGCAGGAAAGATTAAAAGTAACTACACCTAAAGAAGAACGAGGTTATGGGTATAGAGTAAGCGGAAACGATAAAAAGAAGGAGTTTTTAGATGTATTCCAAACGAGAGCATACACAAAACCACCTGAGGACAAAAGGTAGGTAGCAAAGATTCAGTTTTATTAACAGTTGTTAACTTTTTGTGAGGAGAAGTAAATGAGTATCACTCAAATGATGCGTGGGTATGACTACTACAAGCATAAGTATCAAAATATCAAACCCATTCGTGGCAGAGCAGTTGAATGTAAGCCATTGGGCAAACGCAGTAGGGATTGGGAAACCATCGAGAAAGATGCTAACGAGGTATATAGTGCAAAACTATATCGGACTGAATGTGTCAGGTATCACCCAAATGGGGATATTCAGATTGTATGTGGTAGTTGGGGAACACCTATTACGGCAGACTTTATTCATACCCATAGCCCATTCTATTGCTACAAGAAATACAACAAGTTGTGGTTGCAAGTTGCCAATAACAAAGGTGGGGAACATAGGTTGTATCCGATACCCGAAACCGAGGAGGGTTTGACCCTTAGATTTGTAGGTGAGGGCGAGGCTTTTACTTATGAGCCGACTATTGCGGTGGTGGTGGAGCAGACTGTTGTGGACAGACAAAAAGCGAAAGATGCTCGCAAGCCAATGAAACCGTTTTTAGATTGGTCACGAATGATAAACAAGTTGTCAGATGGTTGGGTAATGAATGAAACCAGAGAGCAGTTCGGAACATTCAAGCTCAATGGTTGGCGAGGTGAGTATGACTATGGGGTATCGGCAGATGTAGCTGAGTTTGAATGGCATGGTCAGATTAGATGGAAACCCGAAGGTGCGTATCAGTATCTATCCGAGTGCCATTCAGATGACTATATGAAAATCTATCTGATGATTATGAATGATGCGAATAGGGCGACAAATAAGCGATTGGCTAAAACAATCAAGAACACTAACCCACAGTATCAAGGGCATGACATAGAGTTGTTTGATTATCAGTTCGACTACGAGTATCTCAAGCGTAGTGTGTATCGCATGGTAGAGCAAGCGGTTGATACCAAGAAGAAAGTGCAAGTCGAGATAGGTGGTAAGGCGATAACTAATATCGCTGGCTGAAATGCTTGACAAAGATGTTTATAGGTGGTATAATAGTTTTAATAAGTCGTAGTAGTTAGGTTGTTTTATTAACAGTTGTTCATAACTTAAGTGAGGAGTTGTATATGTCAGTTATTGACTTTGGAAGTTCTGTGTCGTTGTCCGAGTTCGCTCATAGCATTGGCACGGTGGGTAAAGATGTAACTATCATTGGTCGAGGTGAACCCGGAATTGGTAAATCATCAATGCTAAAGGTGTTGCAGAGTATGTATCCTGATTATGAGGTTGCATATATAGATTGCACCTTGTTGGACTTGGGTGATTTTGCGTTGCCTTTTACCGAAGTGGCTGGGACTATGAAGGTCACTAAGTTTGCCCCTAATGCTAGATTCAAAATGCATACGGATAAGCCTGTGATTGTCATGCTAGATGAGATTGGCAAAGCCATGAAAGCGGTTAAGAATGTGCTATTGACTCTCATGCTGGAGCATAGGGTTGGTGATAACTACTTACCGAAAGGCTCTTATGTGTTCGGCACTTCTAACTTAACGAGTGATGGGGTGGGCGATATGTTGGAGGCTCATGCTCGTAATCGTATCTGTGAGGTTAAGGTGCGAAAGCCTGATTATGATGAGTGGATTGAGTGGGCATTGAAGAATGATATCGCTCCCGAAGTTATTGCATGGGTTAAACAATTCCCTCATGCGTTGGCAAGTTATACAGACCCAAGTCAGAAAGACAATCCGTATATCTTCAATCCGACAAAGGCGGGGCAAAATGCGGTGGTGACTCCTCGTTCATTGGAGAAAGCTAGTCATATTGCAAAGCAACGAGAAAGATTGGGTGACTCTCTTACCATCAGTTTGTTATCAGGAACAATCGGTGAATCAGCAAGCCGAGATATGCAAGCGTTCTTTACTGTGGTGGATAAGCTACCAACATGGGATGCGGTGATTGCAAACCCAGCTACGGCTAAGATGCCTGACGATACTGTGGCTAAATGTATTCTAGTGTTTAGTGCTATCGCTAGGGTGGAGAAAGAAACTCTATCTAAGTGGTTGACCTATGCCAAGCGTATGGATATGGAGTGGCAAGCGTTGTTTGCGACTAGCGTTATGAAGTCTAACAAACAATCATTCGTTGTGCAGAATGGCGACTTCAAGGATTGGGCATTGAAGAACCAATGGCTATTCTAAATGGTAGTTGGGTAGTAGTTGAGGGTAGAGGGGTAGGCAAAGTAGAGATGTATAACTTCATGCAAAACTTTAGTTTGGTGCGGTTTAGTAAACAAGGAATTGCTAGTATGGTGCGTAAGGAAAGCATGACCCTGATTGACCCAGCGTTTGATGTTTTATTAACAAGTGTTAACAAATAGGAGAGTGAGATGCATTGGAACAATCGAGTAGTTAAAGAAACAATTACATATACACACGAAGGAGAAGAAATTACCGAGCATTACTACGAAATGTCCGAAGTGTATTACAACGACAAAAATGAGCCATGTGGATATTGCAAAGCCACAGTAGGTGGTGAGACTTTTGACGATGTGCGTGAAGTATATAACCGTATAGCAGAAGCGTTTAAGCATGATGTATTAGATGCCAAGACTGATTTCAATAACAAGTTTAATGAAGATGATGAGGGAGGTAAAGAGTATGAGTAAATTATCAGCAGAGCAAAGGGTTCAGCGTAGTCATGTAACCCTGATGAAAGACCCAAGATATTGTTTGTATTCGGGTGTCTTTATGATTGGTAAGACAGAGGTCAAAGATGATGTGCCTACTGCTTGCACCAATGGTCGTGATACCTTTTATGGTAGGAAGTTTGTAGATAAGTTGGGAGAGGCTAAGTTGAATGGGCTTATCTTGCACGAGAATCTACACAAGGCTTTCCGTCATACGACTACATGGAAACACTTATACAAAGAGCATCCTCAGTTGGCGAACATGGCTTGCGATTATGTTATTAACTTAATGATTGTTGATTCAGACCCAAGCGGTTCAGATGTTACCTTGCCTGATGGTGGCTTGCTTGACCAAAAGTACAAGGGTATGGATTCGGGTGCGGTGTTCCGAGACTTGATGCAACAAGCTAAGAAAGGTTCGGTTCATGTAAAGACTATTGATTGCCCTGAGGGTAAAGATATTCCTGTTAGTGGTGATGACGATATGAAAGGTGAGGGATTTGATGAACATGATTGGGAAGGTGCGGACTCTTTGTCTACCGAGGAGAAGGAAGCATTGGCAAAGGATGTCGACCAAGCATTGAGACAAGGTGCGATTCTTGCTGGTAAGTTAAGTGCCAATGTGCCGAGAGAGATTGCCGATGAGTTGGAAGCAAAGGTTGATTGGCGAGAGGCGATGCGTGAATTTGTTACATCATTCTGTATGGATAAGGATGAGTCAACATGGCGAAGACCTAATCGTAGATGGATTGACCAAGATGTTTATATGCCTAGTCTTATTGGTGAAAGTGTGGGGCGTATCGTAGTCGGAATTGATATGTCAGGTTCTATCGGTGCAGAGGAGATAGGTCAGTTCTTGGGTGAGGTGCGTAAGATATGCGAAACAGTTAGACCTGAGGGTATCGACTTACTCTATTGGGATACCGAAGTATGTCAGCATGAGAAGTATGAGCAAGACCAATTAGATAACTTGTTATCAAGCACTAAGCCTAAAGGTGGTGGTGGCACAGACCCCGAATGTATCCCTAAGTATATTGCAGACCATAAGCTAAAGCCTGAGTGTGCGGTGATTCTTACCGATGGCTATGTATCTAGTTGGGGTGAGTGGTCATGCCCTACGCTGTGGGGTATTACAAGTGATGTAGTAAGTGAAGTAGGTAAGACTGTAAGAGTGAAGTAATTTATTAACAGTTGTTCATAAAAGTGAGGAGAAGTAGATGATTAAATTCATTGTGGAGTTGAGTGAGAGGTTGGCGGATGAGTCAGATTATGACGACTACTTGAAACCGAAGTTAGAGCAGTTAATTAATATTGTTGAGGAGAGCAAGCATGATTCAGAATAGTTCGATGTTAGTTGACCTAAACATTTCGGTGTGGACTGGTCGCAAGATGGATAAGAAAGTCTCGGAAGAGATTGATGCAAGCAAAGGCACTCATGCGAGGGCTGGAAACTATCACAAAAAACTTTTGGCTGGTACGCAAAAGCTAGACGAGTTGCAAAAGCTAGTGTCGGGTATTCGTACTTGGCACTATGAGCAGACCCTACCTTGGAGCGATGGTGGTAGTAGGTTGTTGCCAATGGCAAACTTCTTTGATTACAAAGCTACGCTCAACGCGTGGGAGAAGCAGTTTGAGGAATGTGTCAATGAGTTCTTGGTCGAGTATCCAACACTTGTGTCGGCAGCAGCTTTTCAATTAGGTGACTTGTTTAGTTCAGACGAGTATCCCGATGTTCATAAGCTACAAGATAAGTTCAAGTTCAGGTCAGTATTCTTACCCGTTCCGAGTGCTGGTGATTTCCGTATTGATGTAGGCGATACATACAAGGAAGAATTGAAGGCTCAGTATGAGAAGTTCTACGAAGAACGAGTGAATACGGCTATGCAAGATGCTTGGGATAGGTTGCATGATTGCCTAAACAAGATGAGCGATAAGTTGGCTGGGCATGAGAAACAAATATTCCGAGACTCTCTAGTAGATAACGCAGTAGAGATGTGTCAGTTGCTTACTAGGTTGAATGTAACGGCAGACCCTAAATTAGAGTCATGTAGAAAGAAGTTGGAGGTTGCACTTGTAGGGGTAGATGCAGGTGAATTACGAAAAGATGATGAGTTACGGTTGGATGTTAAATCTAAGGTTGATGAAATTCTATCTATGTTCTAAGGAGGATGTATGTTTGATTTAGATGAGATGTTAGTGCTTGCGGTTGTAATTATTGCGGTGTGTCAGGTCATAAAGTTGTGTAAAAAAGGAGACTGATATGGGATATAGAAGTGAGGTTGGGTTTTTTATTGAATTTACTAAAGACCCCGAGGAGTTTATTGCCCTGATGAAAGTTGATGGTCGGGAGATATTCAAAGATTTTATGAAGTATATGTATATAGATATGTATCCCGAACCAATACTAGAAGAAGATACTCCTGTTGGGGGTGTTCACTTCTACCACAATCATTGGAAGTGGTATGAAGATTCAAAGATTGGTTTTACCGAGTTGCTTGAAATGGCAGAAAATTATGACGAGAATTTTAAAGCTAAGTTTGCTAGGACAGGAGAGGAGTCAGAAGACACAGAAGAAGATTGGTTTAACGATGATGGGTATGAGTTGGAGTATCCATTTGTAGTGCGTATGGTGGATACAGGAATTAAATTAGACAAACTAAAGAAAGTGAGTGAGTAATGCTAGTGATTAAAGATGAAGTTGATTTCCCACAGTTTAAACATTTGATAAACGAGTTTAGACGAGTGCAAGTAAGCCGATTCCCGATAGATGTAGTGGTTGAGAAAAGTGGGATGTTGATAGGATTTGTTGATAGCAGATTCCCCACAGACCGTTTTAATGTGTCTAATATGCTGGCGATGTTGTATGTGGAAAACGCAGAGGAAAAACCTACAATAACTATTGAGTCTAGGCTAATCAATAACGAGAAGTTTGCAAGTCATAACGACAAATTTCGCACTAGGTCGACCCATGACTTAAAGAAGATGTTTAAGTATATGAAAGAATATATCAAGCCATTCTCAGGTCAAGAGATTGCACAAAGAAGCTATCGAGGGGTGCAACATGAGTTTGAGCAATGGCAAGTAAAACCAGCTTGGGGTGTTAACGAAGTCCTTAACCAATTAAGGACTGAAGATTGGATGGAAGGTATTGTTAAGTTACAAGCGTTGGGTATCGAACCACCTACAGAGAAGTTTGCAGAAATAGTTAGAATCGGGATCCCGCACTTTGAAGAGATGAATCGTAGAAAAGCGATGGAAGAACCTAACTACAATATCCATCTAAACCCTGATGATTCCGTTGTAGTTACTATCATGCGTGGCGATGACAAAGGCAGTTCGACTAAAGAATCTATGGATGCGTGTCCCATGTTTATCCAACAAGCAGTTGGTATGTTAAAGATGATGAATGACCGAGAGCGTATCCCTGAGATTGGAACAAAGGTAAGTTCAAAAGAATTTTGGGTTGAGGGTAAACCCCAAGAATAAATCCTTGCTATTGGAATATTTAGTGGTTATAATATTTCTATAATTTGTAGTATTAGTGAGGAGTATAATGAAACGACCCTACACGGTGTCAATAGAAACAGATAAGCAAGGAAGTATTGTAAAAGCGGTGTTAAACGACAACAGGCTATACGCTACTAAAGACTTATCATTTACTGAAATGCCCTTGTTCATACACGAGAGGAGTGCGTTGTTGAGACTAACAGACATAAGTAAGACTGCTAGGGGTGAAACTATTGGTAGGCGGTTAGAGCCAAACAGATTCACTATCTATTTAAACCATGACGAGTTTAAAGAAATCAAAAAGTTAACAGGTGTTAATAAATGAACTTAAAAAAAGAATTAAAGAAAAACGTTAGATGGATTGCTCTTAAATCAGGCAAAACCAACAAACAAGTTATGGATGATATTAAGAAGCTTGAGAAAATGTTTTCTTGGGATAACAAAAAGGCACAAGAGAAATGAATAATCAATCACAAGAGCATTTTGAAATGACTCATCAAGAAATAGCAGACAAACTGGGGATGAATCGTTCTACAGTTAACTACTATGAAAAACAAGCCTTAGGAAAACTTAAGAAAGCCTTAGAAGAACGAGGTATAAAGCTAGAAGATATCCTATGACCCCTGAGAAAAAGGTAAAAAATAATGTTGTCAAACTTCTTAAAGATGCTGGTGCTTATCATTTTTACCCCGTTGCTAGTGGGTATGGTGCTAGTGGTGTTCCTGACATTGTCGCTTGTATTCACGGTAGGTTCATTGGTGTGGAGTGTAAAGCTAATGGTGGAAAGCCTACTGCGTTACAAGAGAAGAATCTAATGGACATTATGAATACAGGCGGTGTAGCGGTGCTTGTAGATGAAACAGGGATGGATAAGTTTAAGCATTTGTTAGCGGTGGGATTCCCTAATGCTGGGGTTATTTACGATATGTTAGACGGAGGTAAGTATGAGTGAAACAACGATATTAAAAGAAGCCCATGCCATTATTTATGGCGACAGGGAGAAAACCTACGGGCATCCAGCCAAGAACTTAAAGGCTATTGCGACTATGTGGGATGTGTATATCAACAACAAGCAAACACCTGAGATTACTGCTAAAGATGTTGCGGCAATGATGATGCTTGTAAAGGTTGCACGTTTTGCTAATGACCCAACACACAGAGACAACTTGGTAGACATATGTGGATATGCCGCTTTAATCGAGAGATGTGATGAGAATCCTACCGAGTGATGCAAACAAGGTGCGGTTGATGCGTATGCTGGATGGCAAGCATTCCTTTTCCACTAAAGATGTGGCTCGTTGGCTAAAGGTAGGGAAAGACCGAGCCTGTGATTATGTCAACGATTTACAAGTAGAAGGCAAGATTGTCTTCAGTTACAAGTTAAGAAATTTAAACTACTACAAGGTAATAAGATGAAACTATTGAATTTGGTTGCAACTCTCAACATGGTGCGTAAGACTTATAAGCTAGAGCCTGTGCATTTGGAGTTACTTAATGAGGTGGTGCTGGCTAACAAACATTTGGATGGCAAGGTTACTATCATGCAAATTCTTGAGGGATTCCCGTTGACCAGCCAAGCAACTACGCACAAAAATTTACAGATGCTTTTGAAGAAGAAATTATTAACAACTGTTAATAATCCTGATGATGGTCGAGTAAAGCTAATACGCACAGGAGTTAAGTTTACCGAATTGGTTGGCAACTTGGAGGCGGTATGAACGATGGCATGAAGATTATCCTTGAGAGGATGAATACTCATCCTGAGGAGTTTAAATATGGCACAAAAAACATTTTTAGTTTAGATGAAGGTAAGTGGTTGCCATTGATTAAAGAATATGAAGATAGCTTACCCAAAGAAGATATGAAAGCATTTAAAAATGCGGTTGATGCTATGCGACAGGAAGAGTTTACTGCCAAGGTAATGGAGGAACTTCTTGACCCAAAGGAAGAACAGTTGGAGTTAAATCTAAAGTGGAACACTTCTCCTTCGGTTGGAGCGACCCTCGCATCATCTTTGGAAGAATCTAGACCTTGGATTACGGCGGCGGGATTAACTACTAACTCCAACTCCCTTACTATAGGCAATACAACAATAAACGAGTCACACCTAGAACACTTGAGAGCCCATGTAGATGCGATGAAACGTGAAGTTGATAATCAAAAACAAAAGCCACACAAAACCATATTTGGAAGGTTGTTTAACTACACATGAGCATAATTACATTAGACTTTGAGACTTACTACGACCAGCAGTTTAGTCTTTCAAAGCTAACCACAGAGGAATACATCCGCTCGGATTTATTTGAAGTAATTGGGGTAGCCTATGCTATTGATGATGAGAAGCCTATATGGGTTAGCGGTACTCGTTATGAGATTAAGCGTGAGTTACAAAAGATTGATTGGGATAAGTCTTTGTTGCTTGCCCACAACACCATGTTTGATGGGGCTATTCTTAACTGGGAGTATGGGATTAAACCTAAGGCTTACCTAGATACTTTGTGCATGGCAAGGGCGACTCATGGGGTGGATGCTGGCGGTTCGCTGGCTAAGTTGGTAGAACGATATAACCTTGGGCAAAAAGGCACAGAAGTTCTTGATGCTAAAGGCAAATATCGCTCAGACTTTACCGATGCAGACTTGGCTCAGTATGGAGAATACTGTAAAAACGATGTGGATTTGACCCGAAAATTGTTCAATATATTACACAAAAATTTCCCAACAAAGGAATTAAAAGTTATAGACACAACTCTAAAGATGTTTATACAACCTACGCTGATGCTGGATGAGTCCCTACTTGTAGACCATTTGGAGACGGTGAAGAACATCAAGGCTAATCTTTTAAAGGATGCTGGGGTGGAGTTGGCTGACCTTATGTCTAATCAAAAGTTTGCTGAGTTGCTAACTAAGCTGGGGGTAGTTCCCCCTATGAAAATATCTGCTAGAACAGGAAAAGAAGCGTATGCGTTTGCCAAAACAGATGAAGAGTTCAAGTCCTTGCTTGAGCATCCCGACCCAACAGTCCAAGTCCTCGTCTCAGCAAGGCTTGGAAACAAAACAACTCTTGAAGAAACTCGCACTCAAAGGTTCATGGATATCGCAAGCCGAGGAAAACTACCAGTACCGATTAAATACTATGCGGCTCACACAGGAAGATGGGGCGGAGACGACAAGATAAATCTGCAAAACCTACCTAGTCGGGGGGTAAATGGTAACAAGTTAAAGAAAGCTATTCAGCCCCCTCATGGGTATGTAATTATTGATTGCGACTCCTCGCAGATTGAGGCTAGGGTGGTGGCTTGG